TGATATTATAGTCCAATAAATATCATCTCTTATTTTATTTAATTCTTTTATGATGTTACATAGAACAACAACATAAGAATCTTTTTCTAAATCCTTCTGATAAGTTATGTTTGGATAAACAAGAATGTTATATCCGTATTCTTTATCTACATCTTTCGTATCTATAAAATTATTTAGATTCATTATAAAACAACCTTTTCTTTTTTATATTCCATCTCTATAATCTCATAAGTATATCCTCTTGGAACTAACCAATAGTCAAGTCTTTTTTCTAATTTTTTCTTTTCATCTTTCCACTTTTTTTCAGCAGATATAAATGATGAATGATATACAAAATAAACGAGATGTTTTCTTTTTTTCTTATCATCTTGTAACTTATCTTGAGCCCTATCATATCGAAGAGTTTTTGATGATTGGGCTATTGGGATAGTGGTGTCTGTATCTTTTTCTTCTAACGCATCTTTTAGTATTTGTTTATCAGCTTCTTGATAATCAATTAAAACAATATTATGTTCATTCTCATATTCATAACTTGTTTTTAATTCCTCAGCTATTTCAAATATTTTATTTCTTTCAGGAGTGCTTTTTCCCATTGATTTTAAAAACTCTATATTATCATCACAATCAATCTCCCACCTTAAAGATAACCATCTTTCAAAAATAACTCTAGCATTTGTTTCTTTTGAATTTGGTTCTTTTCTAACTTCATCATCTTTGTTTAACAAAGAAGCAACCGTTATAATTTCATTATTAGTAAAATCTTTATGTATTTTTTTAGGTATTCTATAAGTTTTAATATCAAGTGAACCTTCATCATCAGCTGCCTTTAAAGTATGAGCACCATCAATTCTTAAATCAACAATAGAATAAATTTTAGGATTTAATCTTTCATCTAATATAATAATATGATTACATTTTTCAGTACTACCACCTTTTTCTTTAATTTTTGATTTTATATATTTTAGTGACTTGGGTATATATTCCTCATCTCTGACTTGCCAAGTTGGTAACTTTACTAAATCTTTAACCTTTTCTGTATTTTCGGAGAACTTTCCATTTTCTATATTTTTAGCAAATTTAATACATTTGGGTAAATCTATATCTTCCTTGTGATACATACCATGCATTTGATTCCACCAATCAGGTGCAGCCACCGCATCGTGTTTATCTATGTCATCAGCTTCTTTATTTTTCATAACTGAATAAGTACCATACTCAAGTATTTTATACTCTATTCTTTCCTCACTACCTTGTACTCTAGATAGTCCTACTTTATGTGTCATAGAAGTCCAATATGTTTTATCTGTCTTTTTATGAACTCCTATATATCTTTCACCAGTCCACAAATCTTTTATAAGATATACATATGCTTCATAGTATAATGGTTGATTTCCTAAATCAACAGATTTGATTGATGGTATATTTAGAAAATCAGATTCTTTAAGTTTAAATCTATTTTTTATACCTTGTTTAACTAAAATATTTGGATTAGCCATTTATCTTCCTACCTCACTTATATATTTTTCTTTACATTGTTCCCAAGTCATTCCGACTACATCTCCGTAGAATAATGTCTCAGGTTTAATTCTATTGTCATTAAATAATGTTGTGTATCTTCTGATAGCTTTTGGTTTCCACCAAGAATTAATTCTATCATAATCCAAAACATATTTTTGTTTCATTACTAAATCTTTATTTTCTATTTCATTTCTTAAATACTCTAAACCATTGTCATACATATTGGCAAAGAACACACCTCGTTTGAATCCGTGTTCATAATCTTTACCTTTGATTCCTAAATGTCTAAACACTCTATTAATAACATTTTGTTTAGGACCTGTTGTTGTAACAGCCTTATGATGTTCTTCTGGATGATTTTCTTTTAACCATTTGTTCCAAACCAAATAAACTGAATCATCAGGTTTAATCATAATCTTACCAGCAGATTCACCAAGTGTTTTCCAATGTGGGATTCCATTGTATTGAGAGTGAGCTCCATATAATGATGTTGT